GGCATGATTGCCGCTGACAAGAAGAAAATCGAATCAGATTTATTTAATGTGTCAGTCCGAAACGGTAAGGATATTGTTAAAATAACCGCCGAAGGCATTGTACCAAACGCATTCTGCCGGACTAAGCCAGCAACTAGCGCACCAGACAAGTCAGCCATATTAAAAGCACTAAAAGCCGGTGAAGAAATAGCAGGCTGCGAGCTAGCCAAAAGCGACAAAACTATTTCAATTAAATAACTTGCAAACACAATAAAACTACGATACATTATGTTTACAGTTTGACGGTTTATCAGGAGCCGGTCACGCTTGAGAAAGGTTTAATGAGTTGTGCAAACTACCGCGCTCCTTTGCTCATAGTGCAACACCCGGCAAGGTGTTGGCCACCTCTAGGCGATAATGACAATCCTGTAGGCTAAGGTTTCACCGACTTTTTACCTCTTGTGTCGGGCTTTTCCTTTCATGACCTTGATATGGTTGCCGGTCTTATCTGACAGCTGGAAAGACAGCACATATTTTGATAAGTTAATTTGTAAAAGTTTGCTCATCAAAAGCAGGAAGTTTTTCAGCAGGTTTTTATAGTGCTTTACAAATCGGTACAAAACCGCAACCTTATTTGCTTTATTCTGAGGTGCAGAAATTAGCAAGAGACAACTTTAAACCGTGGAAAATGTGATTAGTCAACCATGTAAAAAACTTATAAGAGCCAAGAGATGGCCTAAAACATCGGTGGAGGAACCCACGTTAAAAAACGGTACTCCGTAATGATGGCTTAATAGGTATTAAAAAATCTAGCCACTGTGATATGAAAACACGGTCAAAAAACTTTGGGTGCATTCATGATGCAACGACTGATAGCCGTTAGCTATCTTTAATCAACCACCTTAACCGGTGGTTTTTTATTTCCTCCAATAAATAATTAAACATAATGGTTGCTATCAGTTAGTAAACGTAATATATTGAACCTGTCAAAACGACATAACAACCGGAGAATGAAATGATTGCAAAATATTTAGAAAATGGGCAACCTAAAATTGCCAAAATTATAACTCATATAATTTTAGCCTTGGTGGCTATTGTTGTTTTTGCTGGATCTTTTTATACGGTCGAAGAAGGTCATATCGGTATCAAAAAGCAATTTAGTGAAGCTGTCTCTCAACACGGGCCGGGGCTTCATTTTAAAATACCTTTCGTGCAGTCCGTGACCCCAATTGAAGTCAGAACAAGAAAGAATCATGAAAATATGCCATCAAGTACGCATGAGCAAATGCCTGTTACGGCTTCGGTTTCTGTTAATTGGACTGTTGATAAGTCTGCCGCTTTGGAGTTGTATAAAAAATATGGAGGCTTAACGCAATTCGAAAACAGAATACTTGATCCTAGATTTAGATCAGCAACTAAGGACGCTATACCTCACTTTAAAGCAGAACAATTAATACAAGACAGAGCCAGCGCAATCGCAATGATCGAGCAAAAGCTATTAAAGGAAATGGAAGGTTTTCCAGTTACCATTGATAATGTTCAAATTGAAAACATTAAATTGCCAGTTAAATATATTAGATCAATCGAAACTAAGCAGACAGAAAAAAATCTGGCCGATGCAGAAAAACATAAGTTAGCTCGTCAAAACCTTGAAGCTCAGCGCGATGTTAACACTTCAAAGGCGAAAGCGGATGGTATCAAATTAGTTGCAGTAGCTGAGGCCGAGTCAATCCGAATTAAAGGGCTCGCTGAGGCCGAAGCCATCACAGCAAAGGCGAAAGCACTTGGCAATAACCCTTTGATTGTTAAATTAACAGAAGCGCAGAATTGGGACGGTAAATTGCCACAAACAATGATGGGTAACGGCGTTATGCCAATAATGGATATAAGGCAGTTTAAATAAACAAACCAAGCGGCTTTAACCAGCCGCTTATTTTTAAGGAAACACAATGAAAATCAAAAGCAAACTATTAAGGGCAGCACAACACTGCCAGGGTAAAGAAGATATCAGATATTATCTTAACGGTATCCATATTTATAAAAATATCGTTGAATCAACCAATGGCCATGTCGCAGTTCAAATGACGATGGATAAAAAGATCCGCGGCAACTTCATCCTTAACATTAAAGGCGTGGTTCCTGCCAAAGCGCAATGGACTAAATTTATATTCGATAAGGACGAAACTATTGCAAAGCATTATGATTGTTATGAATCGCTAATTTCCGTTAGCTGCGTAGAAGTAATAGATGGTAAGTACCCAGACATCGATCGAGTCATTCCACAAAAGTTTGGCCCAATTGAGGCTATCGGACTTAACACAGAGTACGTCGGACTTTTCGGTAAAATGTTCGGGAAAAATTATATGTCCGCGGCTAAATTCCAATTCAGTGATAAAAATAGCGCTGCATTAATTACCGCGGCCTCGCCGATTGTTAGAAGTGAATTTGGCAACCCTAAGTTTATTGTTATGCCAGCGAGGATTGATGGTGATGACTAAAAAATACAACGTTATCTACGCCGATCCACCCTGGGCCTTTAAGTCCGTAAAAACTGGCGGATCCATGAAATCTGGCGCCGAAAATCAATATCAGACAATGACCATGGACGATATGAAAAGCATGGACATTGGAAGCTTATGCGCCGATGATTGTGTTTTAATCATGTGGTGGGTTGGTAGCCAGCCACAAGAGGCGCTTGATTTGTGTAAAGCTTGGGGTTTTACAGTAAAAAACATGAACGGGTTTGTGTGGAATAAACTAACCAAGACAGGTTTGCCATTCTTCGGTATGGGCTTTTATACAAGAGCGGGTAGCGAGTCAGCCTTGATAGCTGTTCGGGGTAAGCCGTCAAGCATTATTGTTGATCACGGCGTTCGAGCTGTGCGGGCAGCAAAGGTTAGCAAGCATTCGGCAAAGCCTATCGAGTTTCGGCAAGACATAACAAAAATGTGTGGTGATGTACCTAGCCTTGAAATGTTCGCCAGGTATGAAGCACCCATTGCTAACTGGGATGTTTTCGGCAACGAGTCACTAGGTTCAATTGATATCGGGGTAAAGCAATGAGAGGTGAAAAAATAGAAGGCGCAGAATGCAAGCGGTGCCACATGACAATCAAATATGTTGCAAATGGTAAGTGCGTAGTTTGCACCGACGAAAGAAATGAAAAAGCATCAAGGAAGCGGTTTGCGTGCAAAACGTTGTCAGTTGGAATTGCCGCCCCATATAGGGAGTGTTACGAACGCGGGTACAATGCAAAAATAAGCACATCCTGCCCACACCCAGTAAGTGAAATTGGAAAGCGTTGTGCCTGGCTCGCCGGATTTAATGATCATTACGCAATCTAAATCCAGCAGCCTAATCGAAACGTGCACCAACACCGCTATCGGGTATTTTGTTGCGTTGGTCAGTCAATTACTAGTATTCCCAATATTCGATATTAACATCCCACTTAGTGATAATTTACTAATCGGATTATGGTTTACGGTCATATCAATTCTGCGTGGTTATGTTGTGCGCCGATGGTTTAACCGTAAACGCTAATAATGTTATAATGCCCCATAACTAATTTTATGGTGGCATTCATGTCTCGAAACAAATCAAAAATCTACCGGGCGATTGCCGCTAACTCACATGGCAACACAAGATCGTTTGGGCGCGGCGGTAACTTCTCCGGTTTTGGGTTTCCAGTCTCAACCAGTCAAAACACGACATATAATGTCGCGGCGCAAGCTGGTTACCCTGATGTTGTCGATTTTGGCCAGTTATGGCTTATGGCTACGAAAAACCCAATCGGCAAAGCTGGCATACACCGAATAGTCAATAAGTGCTGGCAAACTCATCCGACCATTACAGACGGCGAAAATGATGGCAAACGCGATCTGACCGAATTCGAGCGTGATTTTGAAATACTAGATACTAAACATAAGTTTTTTACCAGGCTAAAAGGCTGTGATTGGCGCCAGCGTGTTGGTCGATATTCTGCCATGTTAGCAATTATTATGGAGCAAGAGCCAGGGGCAACCAATGAGCCTATCACTAAAGTCAAAGGCATTGATGCGTTAATCAAGCTGGTTCCTAAATTCGAGTCGGAAGTTGACACGACCGATGTCAGCACCATTAGCGACATCAACAGCCCTGAATATGGCGAGCCAACACACTTCAATTTGCGTGAAGGTGTTTTTGGTGACCGGAACCCGATAACCAACAACCAAGTTCAATTACACCCGAGTCGTGTTATTACTTATGCCGAAGGTGCCGATGATGGCTCAATATTTGGTATACCAGCGCTTGAGGCGGGGTTTAACAACCTAATTAACCTTGAGTCTATTGGTGCCAGCGCTGCGATCACAATGAAGAAAAACGCACAGCAGCGCGTTATTACCAGCATTAAAGATAACCAGGTTGCAACCACCATAGCGGATCCTAAATCAGACGCATTTAAGGCGTTCAGCCAGAATATGGATGACTTTGATAAAGGGGTTAAAAATAGCCTTGTTCTTTATGGTATGGAAGTTCACACACTTAACACCACGTTGGCAGATCCGAGCAATCCATTTACCATTGAGACAACCGCCTTTGCTGCATCGGTAGAAACACCGGCTAGTGAACTGTTTGGCCTACAAATGAACGAGCAAGCCAGCTCATCAAATAGGGCAACGTTTAACGAAACAGCTAAAAGCCGACGCGAAAACTTTATCAACCCTGAAATGATCTTGCACACGCTTAATTATTTAATCGATGTCGGCGTGTTGTCAGCTCCTACTAATGAAATCGTTATCACTTGGGATGATCTTAACGTTGATACACCAGCTGAAAAAATAAACATAGTTAAGTCCATGGAGGAAACAAATAAGCTTCGATTCGATAGTGGACGAGGTGAACCGCTATTTAGTGACGAATTAATGTTCCAGGTTTCCCCATTCGATAAAGATCAGATGAGTGATGCCAAGCCATTCACCGAAAAAGACGACTTGCCACCGCTTGAAGAATAAAAAGCAAGTGCCTGGGCAAGTATTGGTTAGTCGATCGGAAGTGTCTGAGGCTATCAAATTTGCATTATCAAAAGGTTGGCGTCTGGCGCCAAGTCCGGTTAATGCTGCTTTTGTTATTGATCGCGCTATTGAGAAAATGATGAAATGAAAATTAAATCAATTGGAAGTCCTATATTGCCGCGAAACGCGATTGACCCCGCCGCTGAATTCGGAAACTTGCGTAATGCTAGCGCAAAATCAAAAAAGCGGTACCGTAACATTCAAAAAGGAATGCGTGACTTAATACGCAGCATTGACAAGCGTATTGTGCCAGATGGTACTGGTGGCATCGTTGTCAATATTAGTTATGAGTATATTGTTGATCCGGTTAGGTTCCAGAGTATCAACTTGTTTATTCAAAACCTACTCTATAACGAGCTACTTGATAGTCAGCAAGGCGAACTAACGAACCAGTGGTGGTTGCGTGCAAATCTCGACTCGGCAATACAAAACGGGACCGAAGACGCATTGGCGTCAGCTAAGAGCATGGCAACCATTGATGTTGTTGGGCCTGAGTTATCCCAGGAAATGCGAGCCATTCAGATTGAGCAGATCGTGTTTAGTCCACAATTTCAAAATCGTGTTGGCCTTGTTCAGTCTCGAGTGTTCAATAACATGAAGGGTCTTGCTGATACTACTAAAGTTGATTTAGCCGACACCTTGGCCCGTGGGATGGCGAGGGGCGCTGGCGTTAAAGAACTAACCAGTGACGTAATGGATAGAGTTGGCATAAGTTTTAGGCGTTCTCAACGGATAGTCAGGACTGAGATACTTAACGCACATAGAACAGCGTCCAGGGAAGAAACCAAGGAGTTGAATGAGGATGTTTATTCGGGTAGTGATTGGATTATGCAGCAGCTTTGGTTTTCGGCGTTAAGCCCAACAACGAGATCGACCCATCTTCGTAGACATGGGGTGATACATGAGGCGCAGGAAGATGAATTATTTTATTCAAAAAATGGGAATCTCGTCAACTGCCTCTGCTCTCAGAGTCCGATCTTGGTAAATAGAAAAACAAATGAAATTTTACAGGAAGATCTATTAGAGAGAATGGGAAAACGCAAAAAACAAGCATTAGCCGCCAAAGGTCTGGTATAATAAACATGCGCGAGGGGCTGCAACCCCGTTCTGATTCGTTACCAGACGCGCTCAATTCCCTTCTAGTAACGACGCTCTAACGAGGTGACCCATGTTTATAGAAATTCCTGCTAGTGCGATATCAATAAAAAGAAGATCCAAGATTAATGCTGTTGGCATCAATGATGCTGATTATAAAACACAGCCAAGATCAAACGGTAGAGCGTTCACATGCCCATACTATCGAAAGTGGAGTAGTATGTTAAGACGGTGCTATTCAAAGAAAACTCAAGAAAAACAACCTGCATATAAAGGATGTTCAGTGTGTGACGAATGGCTAGTGTTCTCAGTATTTAGATCGTGGATGATCAAGCAAAATTGGAAAGGCAAAGAATTAGACAAAGATATCATTACTCCAGGAAATAAAATTTACTCTCCTGATAACTGTTGCTTTGTGGAGCAGTATTTAAATAAGCTGCTAGAAACAAGCGCCGCGTCTAGAGGGCCACACCCGCTAGGTGTTAGTTTCGACAAATCTAGAAATAAATACCTCTCAAAAATAAGCATCAACAACAGAACTAAAAATCTCGGTGGGTACAACTCGCCAAAAACGGCAAGCGATGTCTACATCAAAGCCAAAACCGCCTTAATACTACAAGCAGCATCAGAACAAACGGACGAAAGAATAGCCAACGGTTTACGACTTCATGCTGAACTGTTAAATAACCATTGACTATTGCGTTTAACAATAGTAAGTTGTGTTTATACCATTCATTGCGGAATTATCCAAATGATCAGTAAGCACATAACTCGAGCAAGAGCGTACCAGAAGCAAGGCATCGAAAGCGAACAACAGCGCGAATACGATGAAGCCATTTCATTTTATCAAATGTCAATGAACCGCTGGCGACAAGTCCGAAAGCTAGATATGGCAAATTGGTGCCGGTGCCGTATCTCTCATTGCGAAGCCATGATCCTAGAAGGTGATTATCATGATTAGCATATGGAAGGTTTTTTTGAGGAATCCAGACGGCGAAACTACAACCATCCTAATAGAAAATGCCACCAGCCAAATTAATGCAAAAATCATGGCTGTCGATGTTTATGATCGTAAAGGCTGGTACGCAACGGATGCCGCATTAACTCAAACCAAAAGGAAAAACCATGAATGAACCATGGCTAGTGGTTAGCGTCACGGTAATTATTACAGGTGCAGCCATCGTCGCAGTTTTGGCATTGCTATGCATAGTCGGTAATCAATTAATTATAAAAGGTGAAGAAGATGAAGAATAATTTCGCACTTGGCAGAGCTTCAATGAAAAACCTAGATCGCGTTGATAAGCGTTGGTATCAAATATTACAAACTGCAATCAAATTAACCCGTGTTGACTTTGGAATACCGTCAACTGGTGGTTATCGCACCGTAGAGCAGCAGCGCGAGCTTTTCAATACAGGCGCAAGTTTGTGTGATGGGTTAACTAATCGCTCTAGGCATCAGTCAGGGTTAGCCGTAGACGTGTTTGCATATGTTAACGGCAAGGCCGGATACAAGACAAGCGATCTAGATAAAATTGCTACGGCAATATTGCAGGCCGCATTAATCCATGGCCATAAAATATCATGGGGCGGGTTGTGGACCAATTTTGTTGATCGCCCTCATTTTGAGTTATTGGAGTAGATTATGAAGGGATCAATATACAAATACATTGAAAAAATAAAAACGGGCTCTGGTGTTGTTATTGGCTACCGAGTAATTAAGAAAAAATCTTACTTTAGCAATAGATATTCAAAATCAATCGAAATAAAAACAACTGACAAGCCTTATGATGGCGCAACCGGAGCCATGGACATAGATTCTTTCGGATGGCTTTTTCACGATGTTTTGTGCCGTGACGGGTGCTTTAGTGACAGCACGAAATGTACGAACTTGCAGGCGTCATCAGTATTAAGCGACATACTAAAATCAGAGAGAAGATGGTTTAGGGCTAGAACGTGGTTTCTGGCTACCTGGCTATTCGGTGGCGGCAAGGCTAGAAAGAACGGTATGATTTAATTGCGACTGGTTTACTAGGTGTTGCTGGTATGCGTAGTTACGATAAAACTAAAGGTAATTCTAAGGATTCATTATGATTAAAATGACAAACTGCACATTCAAAGATAACAAAAAAGATTACACGGTAACTTTTACCTATAACGAGCACTTAAAGCAAGCAAAATGCAGCTGCTCTCACGAGTGGACGCCGAAGCACCCGCAAGATTGGGTGTGCCGTAAATGCAATAAGCCATAAATTAACATCACTAAAGTGATTTGATACCAATCAATTATTAGGAGAGAAACGATGAAACAAAAAGTATTTAGCTTTAAAAAGGGTCAAAACGTACCACCGTGGGTTATGCATGTGACGCACTCAGATAGCGGTAAGAATTATTCAGGAACTGGAACCCTTAAATTTTTACGAAGCGGGAAGTTATTTGTCACTAATAACGGTGATATAGTTAGTTACCCGCCCAGAGCAAGAGAACGAAATGGGACACTTATGGTTGGCTGTGAGGACTTTAACGATGTTGACATAAAATGTGCCGGAGATAATAAAAACCTTTTTTATTTTAGATTGACGTGTCGACAGGCAATGAAAGAACTTGGATTAAAGAACACGGTTAAAACAGTCGCTATACCACACCTGGACCCAAGATGATCAATAAAGTGACCCCCAATTAAGGGGGCATCATTTACGCCTTAGTATTCCTGCCATTTTCTTGCCAAAGATCTAAAAGAGAATCGTATACAAGTCTTGTGATTGATACTTCTCCCGATCCCGCGCCAACCGTCAATGCTACGCCACCCTCTAACTGTAAGCCTGTTGATGAAAACGTGACAGCAAACGCTCCTCCCTCGGTAAGAATTATCTCTTGACCATCAACGGCGCTAGCCCTAGACAATACGACGTTTATTTTGGGGGATGCGCTACCGTCTACTCTTATTTTTCGTGCGTCAGTAGTTAATATTGTTTCTCCATTACTTGCTACTGTGACCGACTTAGTAACACCCCAATAAGTATCGTTACTAGTTTTTTTATCGGTAATCAATGTTCCTTGAGGTTTGTGTTCAAATATAATAGTTCGTGTTGACTTTTTGAAATTTTGACTATCATCACCACTATAGCCATCTTTATCTGTGTTCAGATCTAATATTTCATTCGTTACACTGTCCCAAGTTTGACTATCAAGAGTAGTGTTTTTAGTGCCATCTCTAAATAAAATACCATTTAAGAATTGTTCTTGATAATTCCATCCGATATGATTAGCGAACGCGTAAGTAAATGCTAATGCGCCATCAGATTGGCCAAAGTCAATGCCATTACCAGTACCAGCCGTTGCCGAGCTGTGTGATTGTAAAATATTATCTTCAATTGTGTTTCCAAAAATTGGCGTAACACCTGGCTGAACAGCTAACCGATCTAATCGAATACCGTTTTTAACTTTTAAATGGTTACCAAGAATGTGTGACGACGTTATCGGCCCCTTAGTCCATATTCCATAAGTACAACCTAATACTTCACCGTTTGAAATTTCAAAAGTATATGCGTTAGTTACTGCGCCCATATCATGAAGCACACCAATACCTGAAAAGTTGGCAACAGACTGCCCTAAATTATCGACGCTATAGTCGGTCAAAGTATAACGTCTAGTGCCATTAAATTTAAAGCCAACTTGCGTTGAGCCGCCGATAGCCTCTAAATTTATTCTAACGCCTATGTCGTGAATGTGTTGATGCTCACTGCCTGTCGGCGTTGATATTACAACCGTCGGTGTGTTAAGTGCAGATTGCAAGAATAACGTTGATTGCTGGCCATCACCATAAAATTCTACATATGAAGGAACCGAAATTTCTTTGTCGACAATATAGCCAGGGTCACTACCAGGTGAATAAATCGCTCGCCTTAAAGGTGATGCAATAGCAATTGCCCTTATAACAGCATCCGCATTATTAACAATACCATCGCCAAGACCGAACTGCAGGGTGTTAATTGTCTCGTTTGTTCTAAGGACGAACGAAAAAAGAGGATCGCCAATTGAAATTACGATGTCAAACGTGTTTGGCGTTACTGATGTTGTGGGCACTACGTCCCATGTGGCGCCGCCACCATTTCCTGATGATCGCTCCTCCAGTGTGACAGATTTAAAATTGCCGACATCAGTGGCTGCCACTGCGGTTGCCAAAATATCAAAACCCCTTGAGTAACGACCATCACCCTGAGCGGTTGATAAATTACCAACAACCTCGACATTGCTATCACCAACAGGTGTTGCACCGACAACATAAGGCAAGGTCGTGCTGTTTTTTGGTTTGTATGCCGTACCGCTGAATACCATGAATTGATTTACAGCTGTAAATGTTTGCCCTGCCGCCCATACACCGCTATTTATTGCGGTGAATACATATTGGGCTTCTAGTTCCAATACTTGACTGTTAATTTTTGAAAGCGTTCGCCGAGGCACCCCAAGCCGGTCGTTAACTGACGCAGCGGTACTATTTACAAACCC